AATTGAGTCAAAAACATCTCCGCCCAACATGTCGTTGAGCATCGCCATCTTTGTTGCAGAGTCAACCGCTTTCTTCACTTCGTCAATTTTTGAGACTTCAAGTCCGCTTCCGCTAGTTCCGTATAAGCGCCATGCTTTTGGGTTTCTTGGCGCTGGTGGCTTGCCGTCAAGAACCATGCCCAACGGGTTCCAAAGCATTGATATGTTTCCATCTTTATCTGGAACAACCATCGCTTCAAGACCAGTTCCAACACGGGGGTCAAATGGGTCCATAACACCGACGCGCTTTAGCAATTCTGCTTTTGCTGGATTCATTTTGTGTTCAGCCAGCATCCCAAGCATGAATCCGTGTTCGGCTGCAAAATAGTTATTCATTCTGTGAGCCATGTTGCGATGAAGTGCTCGCTCTAGGTCAGTCTTCAATGTTTCTGGAGCGTCGCCATTTAGGTAAGCCATCGTTGCGTTGCGAATTGCTTCTTCTTTTTTCTTTTTGGTTAAACCAGTCCACATCCTCTTGACAACCGAAGCATCCCTCGCTTCAAGAGTGCCATCAGGGTCTTTAACCATGTTCTGAACAATCATGTTCAACACATTGGCGTGATGCTGAGCGACTTGCTCCTCAAATGGAAGAGTTCTATCAACACCCGTCCATAGAGTGTCTTCAAAGTTGATGTCCCATCCAGCCTTGCGGAGTTCCTCCATCGCCTTCATATATCCAGCACTGACGCTTTGCGGGCTGCTTGGGTCTATATCTATTCCAAGGTCTTTCATGAGTTGCAGAGCAACATCAATTCTTCCGTTAAGAGCATCGGTCATTCGTGCTTTTTGCTCGGCGAGCATGACGATTCTGTCTAGTTCTTCTGGAGTTATGTCTGGGTGAGCATCAAGAACACGAGCACGAACTTCAGCAGCAAATGCATCTGGGTCAATTCGTGCAATCGGGAGTGAGTCTGGACCGATTAAATCATCTGCCGACTCTGGGACTTCTGGAACTGCATCAACTTTTATAATTGGCGTTGCGGATGCCGCAGAGCCTGACCCTGGTTCTATACGGCCTGTTCGCTTGAACCCTTCCGCTCCTGCTTCATCAATCAGGTCGGTATCATCAAACGGCAACCAAACAGTACGCTTTCCATCAGTCATCTCTATGCGCGCTCTTGAACTTGCAAGACCACTAACGATGTCAACCAAACTGTCGTATCGTTTTTCTGGGAACCTGGCTGTTCTCCCATCTATGACAAATCTTTCTTTTGGAGAATAGGTCATTGCTTCATTCAGCAAAGACATGTCATCAATTAGAGAAAGGTTTTGATTTATTGTTGACCGCAAAAGCCTGCTTGCCATTCCTTCAGTGATGTCAAAACAGTTTGAGCCAGATGAGTCGGTGAATTGGTTGGCCGCAGGAACGCCAGGTGGACATCGCAGTTTTCCAGCGGCATCCTGCCAGAGACCGAGTGCCGATGCTGCTCGTGTTGCTATTTCTCCACCTGGAACAAGTTGACCAATAGTCCTTCCTAGCGATTTTGTATCAAATTCTCCAGTCCGTGGATTCCGCACAACATCCGAGTAAGTGACGCTAACTCCGTTCTTCTTTTTTTCGCTAGCCTGCGCCATTCGCGCACTTGTTTGACTTGGCTTTAATTCGGCGATTGGGTCTATCCAGCCAAAGTTTGGAAACTCATCACTTCCAGTTCTCCCCCATTGAGCAATCCATGGAATGAAAACCTGACCAGTTTTTTTCTTTGCGTTAGGGTCAAAAACAGCAAGGCCGAACCTTTTGTTTGGGCCTTTGCCCTTTTTGCGCTTTTCCTTGTTATCTGCAGACGGCGGCTTTTTACCAACATTTTTGCCGAGTGCTTTTACGGAAAGTTCAGCGTCAAATGACTTTGTAACAACTTCTTTTTTTGATGCAAGAAACTCAATGGCGCGTTCGTCTGCCGATTTTGGCGGTGCAAACTTCCTGCTTACAAGCGTGCGTGTAAGACGAAGTGATTTACCCGTCATGACGGGCTCCAATTTCTAGAATCTGTTTTTGATTCTTTTTAGAGGTTGTTGTCTTCTTCGGCATTAAGGAGTTCAAACTCAAGCAATGATGCCATGAAACTGTTGTCAGCGACTTCAATGCTGTCGTCATCCTTCTTGCTCATTTCTGCTCCTCCAGCAAGCCAGTTCGCTGGAATCATGCTTTCAGCACCGAGTTCTTTTGCGCGCTTCATGATGTGACGCTTTGCTGCCTCTTTGTCCTTAGCGCGACCATAAGCGGAAATTGCATTCTGCAAATCACCCTTGTTGCCGATTGGGTATGAGCCGTCTGGAAGAGCGTTGCCTTCTTTGGCCATTGCGGTTCGTTGGTCTTCAGTGAATGCACGCTTGAGAGCAATTTCTGCTGCTTCGGCTTCAATGTCTTCTGCTTCCTCTGGCTCGTACTTGTCGTAACCAAGGACTTCACCATCAAGAGCAACGAACACATCGTAAGACTTGCCATCAATGCCGTCAATTTCAACAGCGTATGCGTCGTAGCCTTCAAATACATCTGGCTCTACAGCAACTACGCTTCCTTCAATTGACTTGACTGCAATTTCTGCTGCCTCATTGAAGTCAATGAGCATCATCTCGTCAAGAAGTGACTTCTGCTCAAATGCATCTTGGTCAAGTTTGTGCCAGCCAAGAACTTCGCCGTTAGTTCCGTCAACGAAGACTTCAACCGCGCGACCGTCTTTTGCTTGAACATCAACAACGAACATGTCTGCCTCTGCTGAGTATCCAGAGTCAAGAATCTTTCCTTCAAACATGTCTTCTGCAAGACCTTCAACATGGAGCAAGCCTGGCATTCCTTTTTCGGAAACGCATCCACCTGGGCAGTCATCGCAGACGCCAGTTCCGCCTGGGTACACCTTGCGGTCAACCGCACACAGGTATCCAGTGCGACCAACATCAGCGGACTTCATTCCCATTGAAGCAAGACGACGATTGCGCATGGCTTCCATGTCGCCAGCCATTGGCTCTTCTTCGTCTTCCTCTTCTTCTTCTTCGTCTTCTTCTTCGGCCATTGGAGCAACAGGCTTCTTCTTTGGCGCAGGCATCTCTTCGTCTGTGGAAATGTCTTCAACCATTTCCTCTTCTGGCATCTCTTCTTCTTCGTCTTCCATCATTGCCTTCATTTGCAATGGCATTGCTCCGCACTTGCCGCAAACTTTTGCGCCAGGAGTAAATCCGCATTCTTCTGCGCCAAGAGATTTAGCGCACTTGAGCACCGAACCGTCAGCATCAATCTTTACTACTGCTTTATCGCCGTACTCGCCCATTTTACTAACTCCTTAGAAGTGTTGCCGCAGAAAGAAATGAAGTCGCTGACGCGACAACACCACTTACCTCGTTATATGAAAATTTCTATTTGACAAATTATACTTCACCGCGTGTTATATGGCGGAACTATCGCTTTAATCGCGATTTCTTATCAAACTAGTTTCTTTTCGGTTTTTCTGCCGATGGAGTTGCTTTTTCTATAAATGTAGACATTGATGATTGTGCAATCTTCTCCAGAAGTTCAGCAAAAATCTCTCCTCGCGAACCACCTTTTTCCATTTGTCGGTCAACAACTGTCATCACGGCGTCAAGGATTGAGTCCGCTTCGCTTTGAGTGACATTCAGGGTTCCAACATTTGTTCTACGGGAACCAGTTTTTCCAGACTCTTGACGCTTGAGCAAGGTTGACAGTCTTGTCAGGGCGTCAGATGTTGCCTTGTCTTTTGCTTCTCGTATTTCCTTCGGAAGTGATTCTTCAATCTTCTTCCACCAAGTTGCCTCAGCGATGATTTCAGTCCGAGGTTCAACTTTGCCCCTTTCAGAGCGCAATCCACCTGGGGTTCTATTCTGGAATGTGAGACCTGCACCTGAAGTCTTTCGTCGGGAACTTGCATCCCTGTATGAGCGTGCAAGTTTTAGCGAGTTCTGCATTCTTGACGGAATATCTGTTTCGTCAAATCCGCGAACTCGGCCCGAGACCGCTCTTTCGGATAGGTCCAACTCGCCTTCGTCGCCTCTGTCCGCAGTGGATTCGCGACGGCGCTCAAGCATTTTGTCAAGCGCCTCGTTAACGGTCGTGAAGTAACTCCTAAATTTTCCAGCAGCACTAGAAATTTTGTCTGGTGTTTCTGGCTTGCCTTCTTCTTCGGCTTTTGGCTTCTTAGGCTTTGGACCGTACGAGGTGTTCAATTCCCTTAGCAGTTTTGAGATTGCGTCTTGTGCGTCATTAATTGCATCTTCATTTGCACCATCGCCAAGTGCGTTGTCAATTTCCGATAGCGCGTTGTTGACTAATTCGGCAACATCGTTTTTGCCAGTTTCATCAAGTTTTGCGTTAGTTGCACGAAGTCGCTCTGTCAGTTTCCCGATAACGGCGGCCTCATAGATGTCAACTTCTTCTTTTTCGTCATCGGTCAAGGATTGATACCGCTTGCGAAGTAGCGCAGGGTCTATGGTCAGGTCATCATCGGTTTGCTTTGAAGCCTTTGGTTCTGGCTTTGCTTCTGGTTTTGGCTCTGGCTTTGGCTCTGGTTTTGGAGCAGTAGCAGCGCGACCGACCGAACGCTGGCGAGCCTGAGCCCTCCTATCGCGCCTATCCATTTCCTCGTAGACCTGCGCCAGAATTCTGTCTCTGTCGCGAGTCGCAAGTTTGGCCGTAGTCGCTGATGTTGCAAGCCAGTTTTCTTTATCCTCAAGGGACATTAGGTCCCAGCCTTCTGGTTTTACTTTTTCAAATGAATATCCTGCAAAATTCTGCTGACCTTCTTTTTTGGGTGCTGCAGCGCCAGTTGGGCGACCAGCACGACTGCGCGCATTATTTTGCCCGAATGCGCCAGTTGTTTTCATTTCGTTGAGGGCGTCTTCAAGGAATTTATCAACGGCTTCACCATTTGCCTTACGATTGTTTACTTCTTCAAGAGCAGAATCAAGCATGCTTGGCGAGATGTTTGGGTCGCCGATGTACTTACGGCGGTCAATTTCATCACGAAGGTCCTTTAGTGGGCCGTCTGAATCGCTGCCAGAAAGTTTTTTAATGCCATCAAGCATTTTTGTTGCTTGGGTGCGAGTAAGTCTGACATTTAACTTTTCATCAGACTTAGGGATGGTATTTCGCTGCCTTGTTGACATCAAGCCAGTTGCGTTTGGAACAGCCCGTGTTGGGTCTGGCATCTCTCGCCAAGTTCCGTCAAAAATCATGCCGTCGCCATCAACATCGCGACGCTTTGAAGGGTCTAGGACTCCTTCTATCTGGGTGAGAGCGCGCGCTGCGCGCCTACCTTTTTTTGGACCACCTGGCCCTATTCTCCGTCCAATGCGGCCAAATAGCGACTTTGTTGCAGTCTCAATTGCTTGGTATGCGTCAAGGTCAATGTCTGATGTGATGAGAATTCCCTCTTCAGTAACCAGTGTTTCAACTTGGTGGTAATCAAAAACTGGGTCAAGAAGTTGCTTTGCTTCAAAGGCATGCTCTGGGGCGCATTGAATAATTAGTTCAGACTTTTCTTCAACTTCGGTGCCGATTATTTCTTGCAAAGTTCTTACAACCGAGTTAAGTTTTTCAATTGCGTCTGACTTGATTGAAACATTTTCATCATTGTCAATCTTCTCAAGAAGCATGTCAATTTCGTCTTCAAGAGACTTTTCAGTTCCCTTTGGCTTGACCATTCCGAACATCAAACTCATGTCGTCTTGTGGCGCAGGTGTTGGGTACTGTGCGGCTGGCGACCCAATGTTTGGCTTTCCGCTAATTCCAGGAATTGGCGTTGGACCAGAAATGTTTGGTCGTGGCGGAACATTCTGAACAACCGCGACTGGTTTCTGACCCATTGGCTCTGGCTTGCCAAACATGAATTGCTCGCCGTCAAAGTAGTAACCAAGTCTGAATAATCCACGACCTGGCTTCATGAAAACGACAGATGACTCTGTTGCTTTAAGCACATGAATAGGTCCGCCAGTTCGGCTGATTAGTTCTTGCTGAACGGCTGAACGGCGCTCATCAGAAAGGGGTTGTGCTACGCCCATCGCAAATGGGTCACGAGGTTCTTGCGGACCTTCGTACTCTGGTCGGGCAATGACAACTGCCTGTGGCATTCCCATTCCGCCCATCATGTGCATCTTCTCTTCGTCGCTCTTAACGGAGATTGTTCCAGTCAATTGGTTTGCACCGTGAAGAACTGGAGATACTTCGTAGAGTTCAACCTCTCGCAGCAAGTTTGCTTGACGGGTGTTGTCAAAAATTGCATCAAGTGTTTTGTACCCAATTGACCACTCTTGTTCCACACCAAAGAACGCAACATTTGCGAAAGCCTCTCGCCCTTTTTCTGAGTTGAGGTTGAATTGGACTTTTGCAAATAGACCACCAATGCCAGCCATTTTCATTTTTGCTGGAAGACGAGGGTCGCTTGATGGGACTTCGTAAATTTCAAGAACTTTCCCGATTGGGTCATTCCAGTTGTGGCCCCAAACAACACGAGGCTTGCGGCGCATAAGACTCTTTGTGAAAGCGCCAGAGAGAACAATGTCGCCTACTGAGTCCTTATTACCAATTCCAGCAACGAAGCATTCAACAATTCCTTCTGCTTGGTCAATGTTTACCTGACCAGAGTTTGCTTTGAATTGAATTTCGTTGTACATAATGCCGTCCTTGCGTACTAACGATAATAAACGACAGACATCGCAAATTGAAGCAAGTATTCTTTATAGTTTCAGTAAATTAAACTAATTACTGAAATTAACTTGCAAATCCCCAAGCACGACGGGCTTCTGATTCAGAAACCTCGTATCTGGTCTTGGCCATCAAGTTTGTGAAGATACCAACACACGAGGCCCTAAAGACGGTGCTGCGATTGTCTTCATTAGGCACTGGCAATGCTGACATGTATGCGGAAACAAGTTGCTCATGCGTTTCTTGGTTGACCCTCTTGAAGCGAGCAATGTGTGAATCAATTTGAGAAACTACATCAACCCTGTTGAGCGACTTCTTAGAAGTTTCTTGTGAATCTTGAATGATTGTCGCAATCACTGGACGAATATCTTCTTCTATCTGCTTATTCCAGATTTCAACAGAAAAGATTGATTCAATGTCAAGAGTCCCAGCAGCAAGCGCCTTCTTTGACTTCATGCCGTTGACTTTTTCCATTGTGACCCGTTGCTGACGCTCAATTACTCGCTCAAAACTGCGACCGAGAATTTCTTTCCAACGCTCAAGTTCAAGGTTTTCCTGTTTTGTTTCAATTCCGCCAAATGGCTCAGCCGATGCGACTGCTGTTGGAGGTGGAGCCATTGCTGTCTCTGGTGCTGCCCCACCTGGAGGTGGTGCTGCTTGTGCTGCGGCGAGCGAACCAGCCATGGTGTTCGGGTCAAGCGGGCTTGCCATGCTTCCATCTGGCCCAACTTCAAGACCAGGTGCGCCTGCTGCTTCTGGTGGCATCCCTGGCATTCCTGGCATTCCTGGTTGCCCTGGAGGCATTCCTGGCATTCCTGGAACTGCGCCTTGTGCTGCTTGTTCCATTTCTTTTTCAGTGTTTGCAATCGGTGTCAAGTTCGGGTTCATCAACAACGAGTCAGCAAGGTCAGACTTCACGGTCTTGCGACCTGTTGAATCTCTGTACTCATTCGCGCTCAGCAAGCCAGCATTGAACTCGTCAAGGTGGTAACGCGAACGCTCCTGCTTGTAGAGAATCAGAATTGGAACATGTGATGTATCAAAGTCAACATAGTTAACTTCGTCAAGTTCGTCTAATGCACGAGCAAGCAAATCAAGATGTGGAAGCATTGTTTCGTTCCAAAAAACGCGATGTTCTTCTGCTGCGTTGCTGAATGTTCGCCCAGAGGCATTACCGATTACAGATTCTGGTACTCCAAACGCTGCAAGAATTTCTTCTTTCTGAATTTGTCGCATCTGAACATAGGCGGCATCTCGCGGGTTTGACGATGTATCAACATAATCAACACCGTCATCTGCCGAGATTACAGTTGTTGAGCCAACTCTCGTTAGGTTGCCCCTGAATCTATTGCGCAATTCATCTTTATCGTCGTCGTCAATTTCACCTTTTACAACAAGAATTCCACCTGGGCGACCATCGTTTAGCAGATAGTTCCTGTTGTACACCTTTGCGAGATTTTCAATTTCAATTGCGACACCAGCCGATTCCATGGGGGTTAGCGAAAGGTACGGGTCAAGCGGGTGAGGGCGACGAATCCAGCAAACATCTTCTGGTTTTAGAATTACAGTTTCTCCGTGAGGCATTGTTACCTCGTAGCCAGAGACAAATCTACGAGGGTCTGGGATTGGCGATGTGTGCTGCGGTGGCAACAAGTTCAAACCAATAATTCTTCCGTCACGACCCCTAACTTTTTCAATAAACGCTCCGCGGGTGCTGAGCATCAATTGTGATGAAAGTCGGTAGCGAAAAATAAATGAGTTTTCGCCCATATTTGACTTGGTGTTTAGGATTTCCAAAAGCGGTGAACGAAGTGCGCGGCGACCTTTTAGGATTTCACCATCTCTTGAGTTGTCTTTACGCAAAATGATTGGAAGTCGCGCTTGGTTTCCAGCAATTGCATCAATGCACCTTGAAACCCAAGTGACCTTCTGCATTCCTTCTCGGTATGCCCGTTCAATGTCCCACATATCGTGGTATGCCTTGCCAGCAACACCAGGGTTCATGGCAATAGGGGCGCCAGGTCCAAGCGCCTTGCTGTTAGGCGCAGACGCGCCCTTATTAGATGATGAGTTCCACGCCATAATTTTTACTCAGCGCCCAATATGTATCCGAATATGCCGCATGTTAAACCCGCTACCAGGAATCCGATTGGTGGTGCTATGAGAAATCCTCCAATCGCCGTAAATAGTATAAATGATGCCATCAACAAATTTGCGAAGGTTGGTCTGGTCAACTTTGAACGAATTGCCCTGAATATTTTTTTCATCATGTACAACCTAGCGCACAATTGTGACATACGATAGAACTTGTTGGAGACGAATGTGACTAATTGGGCAAAAGTTTTAGAGTATTTGCAACCGAAGGAACCCCTCTATGTCCCAGAGGCTCCGTCAATAAATCAACGAGTTTTCCTAAGAACTTACTCAATTGAGGCACTTTTTGGCGGCGCTGCAGGAGGAGGAAAGTCTTCTGCTCTTCTCATGTCTGCGCTTCAGTATGTTGATGTGCCTAACTATTCGGCAATTCTTTTCCGTCGCACATTTGCTGACTTATCACTTCCTGGAGCGCTCATGGACCGCTTCAAAACATGGATATCTCCTCATGACGACATCCACTGGAACAACAACAGTTTCGTTGCGACATTTCCCTCTGGGGCCAGAATTTCGTTTGGATACCTAAACAACACTGGTGACTACCTTCGCTATAAGGGTTCTGAATTTCAATTCATCGGCATGGATGAGGTCACGGAAATCCGTGAAAACGATTACCGATATATGTTCTCTCGTCTCCGTCGCCCAAATAGCGGCCCCCTATCCGAAGTCCCACTGCGAATGAGGTGCGCCTCAAACCCTGCGCCGAACTGGGTCCGC